CCTCCTGTCGATCCTGTTGATGCTGGGCCTGATGGCCCTATTGAATGGAGTTAATCAATGCCGGTTATTAATCAGCTTCCGCTAATCACGCAGGTATCGGGCGGCAACAATGTCGTTCTATGGGTTCCCGATCAGGGTGATAGCCGCCGCGCATCAATCACTACGCTGATTGAATATATCGAAGCGAATATGGATGGCGTTGTTTGCCACACTGTGCAGACACAGCCATCGACCTTCGCCCAGCTTCCCAGCGCTGTTGGCCTAACGGGTGGGCGTGCATTCATCACTGATGGCAGCACTGCTACTTTCGGCGCAACTGTTGCTGGCGGCGGATCTAACAAGGTTCCCGTTTATAGCGATGGCGCTGTCTGGAAAGTCGGCTAATTGAAAAAGGATTCGCGCCTCGCCCGTGCTGGTGTGAGCGGCTATAACAAGCCCAAGCGCACGCCCGAACACCCGAAGAAGTCACATATCGTTGTGGCTAAAGAAGGTGATAAGGTGAAGACGATCCGCTTTGGTGAGCAGGGCGCGCAGACTGCCGGAAAGCCTAAGAAGGGCGAATCCGAAGCCATGAAACAGAAACGCGCATCCTTTAAAGCTAGGCACGCAAAGAACATCGCCAAGGGCAAAATGTCAGCGGCGTTTTGGGCTGACGCCGTAAAGTGGTGACGTAGGTTTCTGAATGTGATAAGTGTCCTTCCAAGGAGTTTTTAAATGACCCGTTCCTTCTCTCCTGCTCAAAACAAGACTGTCAGCATTGACGTTTCCGCAACGTCTCAGCGTGTCTTGGTTGGCAATTGCAATGCACCGATGACCGTTCGCATCATGAACAACGGCACGGCCACAGTTTGGATTAACTGGGGCGATGTGACTGTCACTGCGACCACGGCGAACAGCCTTCCCGTTGGCCCTGGCGTTCATGAAGTGCTGACGTTAAGCCCTGATCAGGGTGGCTTGCTTTATATCGCTGCGATTGCTGCTGGCGTATCTGGTCGCATCTTCTTCACTGAAGGTTACGGTATCTAATGTCTATTCACTGGGGTGGACGCGGCGCTGGGCATATTAATCGCCTACCTCGCGCTATTGGGCAAAACCCATATAGCGGCGCGACGATGCTGCTCGACTTCACGAACCCAGTATTAGATCCCCGCATCACATTCTCACGCGGCACGAACGCCACGCTGGTCGACAGCACGGGGAAGATCACTTACGCGCCATCAAACGTAATGCTGCGGTCACAAGAGTTTGATGATATTGCCACTTGGCCTACCGTTATTGCTGGCCTTGGCGTAGCGCCTGTTCGCACTGCTAATTTCGCTACTGCCCCAGATGGCACACAAACTGCTGACCGACTTCAATTCAATCTTGGCGGAGGGACGGCTGGGGCAGACCAGTCGCGTATTCAGCAAGGGAATATGCCGGTTATTTCTGGTCAGACTTACATTGCTTCGATCTATGTAAAGCTGAACACCGGCTCCTCTGCTGTAATCTCGCTCCAGCATTCGGGTGCGGCAACGACCAGTTTTACCGTCACTGACCAGTGGCAACGCATCTCGTTAAGCGGCGCTGTCGCCGTTACCCTAGCAAACTTCTTTATAGGTCTTCGCGGCGGTCAGTTTCCAGCCAATAGCAATACCATAGACTTGCTGGTCTGGGGCGGTCAACTCGAACCCGTAACCTACCAGACCACGCCCGGCACGTACAATGCCACCACAGCCTCGGCCTATTACGGCCCCCGCTTTGACTATGATCCCATCACGCTGGCACCTCGCGGCCTGCTGATCGAGGAAGCGCGGACGAACTTGCTGACCTATTCGGAGCAGTTCGATAACGCAATATGGGGTAAATCAAACGCAACTGTTGCGGCTAACGTTACCGCATCTCCTGATGGCACGACCAATGCGGATGCGATAACCGAAGATAGTGCCACATCTACACACGGTGTTTCGCAAATATCAGGATCAACTGCGACCGGCGCTTTCTCTTTCAGTGTTTTTGTAAAAGCAAATGGGCGCAGCGGCGTAAATCTGTTTCTTCGCGATGGCGGCGGAGGCAGCATAGCGGAAGCGTTCTTTAACCTATCAGCAGCAACAGCAACGGTTTCTGGAATGATATTGCAGACGGGTTGGTCTGCCGCTTCTGCTGCAATTCAAGTGTTAGCAAATGGCTGGTATCGTTGCGTCATTAGCGCAACTGCTGACGGCACGCTCACACAGGCTAAAACTGGGTTTATCCGTCTTAATAACGGCACTGGAAGCAACCCTAACTACGCAGGCAATGGCACATCAGGCATCTTTGCCTACGGCGCGCAACTCGAAGCAGGCGCATTCGCCACCAGCTACATCCCCACGGTTGCCTCTACGGTCACACGTAACGCTGACATTGCGACCATGACGGGGACGAACTTCTCAACTTGGTTCAATGCGGCTGCGGGAACTTTCATTGCCGATTTTGACGTTGGTGGAGTAGATACCTCAACACGCCGTAAGGTTTGGAATGGGTCGGATGCAGGGAACCAACGCCTTGCGTTGCGCGCCTTTGACGTAACAATCAATTACCCAATCGCCGCGATTGGTACTGGTTCTACGGTTATATCCCTTAACGGTACGGCTTTAGCCGCCAACACGGTAACTAGGATTGCCGTAGCTTATGGCGCAAATTCTGCTCTTTCACAGAACGGCGCTAGCCCCGCAACAGACGCAACCGCAAATTCCGTGTTGGTTACTTCGTTGGGCATAGGTCACGATCAAGTTGCAATAGGTCAGTATCTCAACGGCCACATCCGCGCCATTGCTTACTACAACACGCGCCTACCGAACACGCAACTCCAGACGCTGACCGCGCCATCACTGGCTGCACCGCTGGCTCTGGACTTCATCTCGCCAACCTACACGGTGGGGTACTGATATGGCTACTACGACCTTTAACGACCTCATCACCTTCAGCCGTGGCAGCAACGCAACCGTCACCGGCCCGAATGGCCTGATCCAGTGGGCTCCGAGTAATCTGCTGACGAACTCGCAGGATTTTGAGGCGAGTGCTTGGACGAAGCAGGGCAACGGCGTAGCAATCGCCCCCACAGTTACCGCAAACGCGGGTGTAGCGCCTGACGGCACGACCACCGCAGACAGGGTACAGTTTTCACTAAACGGCGGCACTGCAACCGGCGACATCTCGCAGATATTTCAATCTGCCACATTATCCGCGCCAGCAATTTTTTCTGTTTATTTAAAGTCCAACACTGCAAGTTCATTTAACATGCAGATAACAAACCCAGATGGCTCTGGCACAGCTATCACTGTAACCCCTGAGTGGCAGCGTTTTAACGGTATTTCTGCTACCCCGCCCGGCGCAGTTAATTACCAAATTCGCCTGCGCGGTGGCCAAACCCCAGCCAATAGCAACACCGCTGACATCCTTGTCTGGGGCGCACAACTCGAACTCGGCTCCACCGCGACCACCTACAACAACACCAGCGTCCGCAACCTAGCGGGGTTCAGCGAAGCGTTTGATGGTGCTGGGTGGAGCAGAAATAACTCTGTCGTTGTAACCGGCGCGCAGGCTAACCCTGTGAACGGTCTATTCAACGCGCAGAAACTGATGGAGAACACGACCACCAATACGCATCAGGTACAGCAAGGCATCGCTACTGTGGTTGGCGGTCTATACACCGCGTCGGCGTATGTGAAGGCAGCGGAGCGAACTTGGGTCGCCGTGCAAATGCAGTCCGGCACATTCGCGTATGTAAATTTGGTTACCGGCGCTTTGGGAAATACTTCTGGTTCTCCGGCTGTGTCTATAATCTCGGCAGGCAGTGGCTGGTGGCGCATAGGCGTTACAGCAGCCGCCTCAGCTACGTCTTCCACGTTTGCCATCTATACAGCTTCTGCGAACGGTACTGTCTCCTACACAGGTGACGGCAACTCCGGCGTCTACATCTACGGCGCGCAGCTATCCAACAGCGCCAGCCTCGATCCTTATGTGCCAACCCCTGGTGCGGCACCGAGCAGCACTGCCTATTACGGTCCCCGCTTTGATTACGACCCCGTGACGCTTTTGCCGCGTGGGTTGCTGGTGGAAGAGGCTAGGACGAACCTTGCTACTTATAGCAATACATTCTCTGATGCATCTTGGGTTGCCATCGGCGCTAAAAATCTTGTTGCTAACAGCACGGTATCTCCTGACGGGGAGGTCAATGCCTCGACCCTCACTGATAACAGCGCAGTAGCGTTTCAGGGTGCCTCCAAAAGCGTAACGGTGGCAAATGACAACGCCACTTACACCGCGTCTCTTTATGTGCGCAAAACGACTGGCGGCACGTCGGCCACGTTCGGGTTTAACTTCCAGCTTACGGGCGGCACGTTAGTCGGCGTGTCTCCACGTATTAACACTGATACGGGCGCACTGCTTAGCGGGTCAGGCACGGTGCAAAACGCGGGCGCTTACTGGCGTCTATCGGCAACGGTAACCAACAACACCACAGGTAACACCTCGCTTGTTTTATCAGTTTTCGCTGCCACAGCACCTAATGGGGTCTCGGTAGATAGTTCCGCTGCAACTGGGTCGGCGATCATTTACGGCGCTCAACTCGAAGCCGGTGCCTTCGCCACATCCTATATCCCCACCATCGCCAGCACGGTCACACGCTCGGCAGATGTCGCTACGATCACGGGGAGTTTGTTCTCGCAGTGGTTCAATCCGGCTGAAGGGACACTTATCGTCAATATTGTGCCTTCTCTTACTATCGCGGCAAACACACGCGCTGGGACTATTACCGATGGGACAAACAGAATTGCCGACGTTTACATAGACGCAGGCGCTTGGAAAACTTTTAACGGCACAACCAATGTTACTCCCAGTGGCAGCACCGCCGTGCTTAATGCGGACGTAAAGTTTGCGGCTGCATATAGAAGTGGAGATTATGCGGCGTCTATGAACGGCGGATCAGTCGGTACTGCCACAACTGCGGGCGTTCAGGTATCAAACAGGCTCACGATGGGCACAAACATTACAAACTCCGCTGGCTTCCTCAACGGCCACATCCGCTCCATCCGCTATGTCCCCGTCCGTGCTGCGGACTTCCAACTCCAACAGGTAACGACATGACGATAGATTACTGCTTGAAGAACGCTGACGAAGCCGAGTTTAATAAGCTGATGCTGGCAACAGGTCTGTGCGTGGAAGTCACCGAAGGCGAAGGCAAGGAAGCTGTCACCACCATCGTGCCTGCTTCCTACGAGGTGCTGATCGACCGCATTGGGCCGATCACCATTGGCGATAAGACCTATCCAGAATATTACACCAACCTGCGGATCTTGGGCTTGCTCAATGAAGAACAGGTCAAGGCAATTGACGTTTATGCGATTGATCCGTCTCAACCCCAGTATCGGGTGTGGGCATAATTGAACTATGACGCAAATCCCGATCCTAAATGGTATCTTTACGGATAACGGGCCTGACTTTCGCACGTCTTACCCGACCAATATGATCCCTGTTCCCAAAGCCAATGGGATCAGCGAAGGCTTTCTGCGTCCTGCTGATGGCCTTATTGCCAATGGAACAGGCCCTGGCGTTGATCGCGGCGGCATCAATTGGAATGGCGTTTGCTATCGGGTAATGGGTTCCAAGCTGGTCACTGTCGGCCCCACTGGCACGATCACAATCCTTGGCGATGTTGGCAACGATGGCAATCTGGTCACGTTGGACTATGACTTCGATCAATTGGGCATAGCGTCAAATAACAATCTGTTCTTTTGGAATCCGACCACCTCAACGCTATCGCAGAATACCGATCCTGATCTTGGCCCTGTTTTAGACATGGTGTGGGTCGATGGCTATTGGATGACCACAGATGGCGAGTTTCTGGTTGTCACCGATCTTGGAAACCCGCTGGCAGTCAATCCGCTAAAATACGGATCTTCGGAAATTGATCCCGATCCCGTCGTTGCATTGCTGAAACTGCGCAATGAGATTTACGCGCTGAACCGATACACCATTGAGGTCTTCGATAACGTCGGCGGCGATCTATTCCCATTCCAGCGCATTGAGGGCGCACAGATCGAAAAGGGCGTCGTTGGCACCCACGCCTGCTGCGTTTATCTGGAAAATATTGCATTTCTCGGCAGCGGTTTCAATGAATCGCCAGGCATCTACATCGGCGCTAATTCACAGACGCAGAAGATCAGCACGCAAGAGATCGACATGCTGCTTCTTGAATTTACCGAAGCGCAATTGGCTGAAGTGAAGCTAGAGGCACGCAACGACAGATCGCATCAGCATCTCTACGTCCACCTTCCTAACAAGACGGTGGTCTATGACGCATCGGCAAGCCAAGACCTCGGCCAGCCCGTCTGGTTCATCCTGACAAGCAGCCTTGTGGATTACAGCCAGTATCGCGCACGCAATCTGGTCTGGTGTTATGACAAATGGCTTGTTGGCGATCCAGCGAACAGCAATGTGGGGTATATGTCACAGGACATATCTTCGCATTATGGGCAGAAGGTGCGATGGGAATTTGCCACCACCATTCTGTACAATGAAGGGCGAGGCGCGATCATAACGAATCTTGAATTGGTCGGCCTGACTGGCTCGGTTGCGTTTGGTCTCGATCCCACAATCAACACGTCTTATTCCACTGATGGGCAGACGTGGAGCCAACAGAAGTTCATCAAGGCTGGAAAGCAGGGACAGCGTGCAAAGCGTCTTGTCTGGTTCCAGCAGGGATGGATGCGTAATTGGCGCATACAACGCTTTCAAGGCAATTCTGACGCACATATCGCATTTGCTAGGCTGGAGGCCCAGATCGAGGGCTTGGCCTTCTAATGGCTGTCACACCGTTCCGCCTTAATCTGACACGCGATCAGCTTGCCTCGTTCTTGGGCGATCATGAGCAGATCAAGCAGTTTGAAAAACTGTTTCAGATTGTCGATACGATCAACACGGTAACGCTTGATGACGTGAGCGTTTCTGCTGGCAATGCTGGTGCATCTGCGAACGAAGCGTTGAGCCAAGTCGAAGCCCTGCAAAGCCTTGTTCAACTATTGGCCTATGCACCTGAGAGCGCATCACAAAGCGACATAGACGCACTGCAAGACCAGATCACCGCATTGCAGCAACAGCCGCCGCCTAAAGAATATCGTTCCCCGCGTTATGGCTCGTTCTACGATACGACAACGCAGACGGCAGCAGCTATCAACACCGCTTACGCGATGACGTTTAACACAACGGATCTTTCCTTCGGTGTCACCCGTGGCAGCCCGACTTCGCGCATCTACGTCGACCGCCCGAACGTATATAACATTCAGTTCTCCGCGCAGTTGGATAAAACGTCAGGCGGTACAGGTCTGGTCTGGATCTGGCTTCGCAAGAATGGTGTTGATGTTCCCGACAGCACCGGTTTTGTTCGCCTTCAAGGTAACAGCGCAGAACTTTTAGCCGCATGGAACTATCTGACTCAGCTTAACGCAGGCGACTATATTGAATTAATGTGGGAAGTTGATGATACTTCCGTTCAGATATTGTATGAAGCCGCAACAGCCGTGCATCCGGCTACTCCGTCAGTTATCTTGACGGTCAGCGATAATATTAGCGCAATGGAGGTCTAACATGGCTGTTCTTACAAAGGTTTTGATTCCGGCTAAGACAGCCGAGGGAACGCAAACGGTTCAATATACCGCGACGAACGTGACCACGATCATCGACAAATTCACTGCGACCAATTACGACACGGCTGCACGCACGATCAGCGTCAATCTTGTGGCGGCATCTGGCAGCGCAGGGAATGATAACCTGATCGTCAAGACCAAAACGCTTCAGCCGTCCGAGACATATACCTTCCCCGAATTGGTCGGCCAGGTTCTCGCAAACGGCAATTTCATCTCAACGATTGCTAGCACTGGTACGGCGATCAACATTCGCGCATCTGGCAGGGAGATCGGCTAATGAAGAAGCCATCATTTATCATCGAAGGCTTTGACGGTCTGCGTGAAAGCGAACCGTTCATCACTGCCGCGCAGAACAAGAAGAACACGCAAGTCGTGATCGACGATTGGATGCTCGGCCCTGAAAAGCCCAGCAACGAGCGCGGTGCAAACCCTGAATACTGGCGTGCGCTTGGCAAAGCCATGCAGTGCGATGAGACTGAAGCCCGTCGCCGCCGTTGTGGGAACTGCGAGTATTTTATTAACTCAACGCTCATGCAGGCAAAAATGGACAAGATCCCGTGGAACCAATGGGATGTAGGAGCGGGATTCCGTGGTTACTGTGAAAAATTTGACTTCATTTGTCATGACATGAGATCATGTCAAGCATGGGAAGAACGGGAATTTGAATCCGAGGATTGATTGTGATATGGTGCAGGCACCGAGCGTCATTGAGCAGCCGGTGGCTCACCTTCAAGGGTTTTGAATGACGCAGGATGGCTCCCCCAAATACTGGCTTCGGCGGAACTTTACCGAGACACTCAGTCTTTCGGATGAAGCCTCCGA